AACTGATGATAGTTATTGGGATGGGTATATTGCAGAGGTAGTTTTTATAGATGGTACTCAAGAAGCTGTAACTTCATTTGGAGAATTTGATGAAGATAGTCCAAGAATTTGGAAACCTAAAGATGTCTCAGGATTAACATTTGGTACGAATGGTTTTTATTTAGATTTTGAAGATAGTTCAGCATTAGGAGATGATGCTAAAGGTTCATTTGATTTTACAGTAAATAGTATAGCTGCAACAGATCAAGCTACAGATACACCGACTAATAATTTTTGTACCATCAATCCTCTAAATACTTTTCCATCTACTCCTCCAGTACTTGCAGAAGGTAATTTACAATGTACTACTATTAATGCTGATCCTGGCTATTTTGGTGGTTCAGGTACTATTGGTGTATCACAAGGTAAATGGTATTTTGAGGTCAAGCCAACTGCTATAACTGGTTCAAGTGGAGCAGCAGTATTTTTAATAGGAGTATCTTATGATCCAGCAGAAATGGCTAGACAAGGTACAACTTCAGCAGCACAATACACAGATACTAGTGCTTTATATTATGGACACAATGGTGATAAATATGGTGGTGATTCTACCGCTTCTTATGGAAATAGTTACGCAGTAGATGATATTGTAGGTGTTGCATTTGATTTGGATAATCAAAAAATATATTTTTCAAAAAATGGTACATGGCAAAATAGTGGTGATCCAGAATCAGGTTCAACAGGTACAGGTTCAGCTTTTAATTTAACGACAGGAAAAACATATTTTCCTGTTTTAACAGATGGAGGTGGTGAAGTAGTGACTTATCAACTCAACTTTGGCTCTCCACCTTATACAATTTCATCAGGAAACGCAGATGGTAATGGTTATGGAAATTTTGAATACGCAGTACCTAGTGGATATTATTCTTTATGTACTAAAAACCTAGCGGAGTATGGATAATGGCTTATACATCAATAGACAATCCAGAATTATATTTTCAGGTTAAGATTTATACAGGAACAGGAAGTTCTAATGCTCTTACTTTAGATGGCGATACAGATATGCAACCAGATTTAGTCTATCTTAAAAGAAGAGATGCTGATGCACCACCAATGTTTTTTGATGCTATAAGAGGAGCAACAAAAAGACTACAAACTAATAATACTGATGCTGAAGCAACAGGCTCTGAACAACTTACAGCATTTGGAAGTGATGGATTTACTGTCGGAACTAATAGTGACGCAAATAATTCTAGTGCAACCTATGTAGCTTGGTGCTGGAAAGAATCTGCAACTTCTGGGTTTGATATAGATAGTAATTCTGGAACTGGTTCAGCAAGAACAGAGGCACATTCACTTTCGGCTGTACCTCATGTTATATTTATGAAGTCAACAAATGACACAACTAACTGGGCTGTATATCATCATAGGAATACATCAGCACCAGCAACAGATTATTTGAGATTAAATGATTCTAGAGCAACAGCAGATGATGCTGAAAGATGGAACGACACGGACCCCACGTCTAGCGTCTTCAGCATGGGTACTGATAGTGAAACTAATGCTAGTGGCAATAATTATATTTCTTATCTATGGAGTGAAAAACAAGGCTTCAGTAAGTTTGGAGGCTACACAGGAAATGGAAATGTTGATGGACCATTTATTCACTTAGGATTCCGTCCAGCTCTGTTTTTAATTAAGTCATCTTCTAATGCAGAAAATTGGGAAATCGTAGATAACAAAAGAGATGATTCAAATCCTGTAAACCAAGTAATAATAGTTAATGATAGTGCCGCTGAAACAACTGGTGGAACAGGAAATAGAATTTATTGTGATTTTTTATCAAATGGGGTGAAATTAAGAGGTAATGCATCACAAGCTAATGGAGATGGTTTAACATTTATCTATATGGCTTTCGCAGAAGCACCATTCGTAAATTCTAATGGAGTACCTTGTAACGCAAGATAACAAAATTAATTAAGGAGAAATAATGTATATAGGAAAACAACCAACAGTAGGAAACTTTCAAGTTTGTGATGCTATAACCGTAGTAAACGGTCAAGCAGCATATACTATGCAAGTATCCTCTGCTAATGTGAACCCAGAAAACGCTAATCACATGCTGGTTAGTTTAAATGGTGTCTTACAAAAACCAGGTAGTTCTTTTACTATCTCTGGTGCAACAATTACCTTTGCTAGTAATTTAGCAACAGGTGATGTAATTGATTTTATTATTTTATTAGGTAACGTACTCGACATCGGGACACCTTCAGACGGAACTGTAACTACTGCTAAATTAGGAGCAGACGCAGTTACAGCAGCTAAAATTGCTGATGATGCTATATCTGAAGAACATTTAGATGCAACAGTTATAACAGGTAATTCAGCAGAAACTTCTATTGCTACAGATGATTTGATTTTAATATCAGATACTTCTGATTCAGCAGCATTAAAAAAAATGACACAAGCTAATTTTACTTCTGGTCTAGGGGGATTAACTGAAGCTGACCAATGGAGAATGAATTCAAACAGTTCAGATAATACAGCAGATGGTGTTATTACACAATTCGAGAGAACTGATACAGATGGATTTGATAAACTAGGAACAGGAATGTCGGAAAGTTCTGGAATATTCACTTTTCCTTCAACTGGTTATTGGTGGATTATTGCATCTTTTGTAGTAAAATCAGAAGGTAGTGATACTTGTCATATAAATTTACAAACAACAGTAAATAATAGTAGTTATGGAGACGCTGCTGCAATGCGATCTCATGATGGGGCTACTAGAACTGAAACTACTGGCCCAGGTCATTTTCTTTTTGATGTTACAAGTACAACAGATTGTAAAGTAAGATTTAATGCTAGTAGTTTTGCCACATCTTCTCAAATATATGGAGATAGTGGTAATAATATTTCAACAGTAACTTTCTTAAAATTAGGAGCAACATAATAATATGGCTACAGAAGATCAAAATTATTTAATGACAGCATTACATAGATTTAATACCGATAAAAGAAATTGGTTTAGTTGGGAAACACATGATGGGGATGGAGATAAAATTCCTGGCCCAGATCGTATGCAATATAAGTATATAAAAATTATTGTAGATGGTGCAACTATTCCATCTGAGGCAGATGTAAATGCTAAAATTAAAGAATTAAAAGATGCTGATGAGGCAAGAGAAACAAAAAAAACTAATGATAAAGCGTCAGGAAAACAAAAATTAAAAGACTTAGGTTTAGATGACGATGAAATTAAAGCATTAACAGGAGCTTAATTATGGCAATCAAAGTAGCCAATAATCAATCCTTGACTGCGATTACAGCTTTACCATCAGCAGTTTCTGGTGGTGCTATGACTTTATTAGAAACGCAGACTGCATCAAGCTCAGCTACAATTTCTTTTACAAGTAATATTGATAGCACCTATGATGAGTATGTGTTTAGATTTTATGACATTCATCCAGCGAATGATAATGCAGAATTTACAGTTAATTTTAGAGATGGTAGCACAGCTTATGATGCTACAAAAACCTCTACATTCTTTAATGCCTATCAAGATGAGGCAGATGGTGGTGCTGCAGTTGCTTACAACACAGCAAATGATTTAGCACAAGTAACAGGAGTTCAAAATATACTAGGAGATTTAGGAAATGGTAATGATGAATCTGGTGCTGGGTATTTACATTTGTTTAAACCATCATCTACTACTTTTGTTAAACATTATATTGGACGAAGCCACAACTATAATGGTTCTAATTATGCACAAGATGTATTCTATGCTGGTTATTGTAATGTTACAGCAGCTATTGATGGTGTTCAGTTTAAAATGGATTCAGGAAATATAGATAGTGGAGTTATAAAATTATATGGCATTAGTTAAATACAACAACAATTCTATAAGTGCTATTACAGATATAGCTTCTTCTATGAAAGGTGCTATGACTTTAATTAAAGAACAAACAGCATCTTCAAGTTCTACTATTAGCTTTGTAAATGGTACATCAGATGTAGTTATATCATCTACATATCCTATTTATTTATTTAAGTTTATAGGATTACATCCAGCAAATAATGGAGATTATTTTCAATTTAATTTAAGTACAGATACTGGATCAAATTACAATGTAACTAAAACAACTACTATGTTTTATACTTACCATAATGAAGGAGATTCTACTACAGCTTTAGCCTATGACACAGGAACAGATTTAGCACAATCTACTGCTTTTCAACAAATTGCATTATCAGTAGGAAATGATAATGACCAAGCATTTTCTGGAGAACTTTGGCTTTTTAATCCATCCTCAACAACTTTTGTAAAACATTTTATGTCAAAAGTTTCATGCTCTCATTCTGACGATGCTAATAATGTTCAGTTTATGTCTGGTTATGGAAACACAACTTCAGCAGTAGATGCAGTTCAGTTTAAATATCAAGGTGCAAATATGGATGCTGGTACAATCAAACTCTATGGAATAAAGGATTCATAATGGCTTTAATTAAATTAAATAATAGAGGTGTAAGATCAGCTACTACTTTTGGAAGTATTACTGGATTAGGTAGTATGGTGTTTATTAAAAAAGTAACTGCCTCATCATCTGCAACTGTATCCTTTGTTGATGGAACAAGTGATGTTGTTCTTGATGATACTTACAAGGAATACTTATTTACTTTTAAAGATATTCATCCATCTGCTGATGCTGCTGCTCTTACATTTAATGGTTCAGATGATGATAGTAGTCATAGCTACGATGTATCTAAAACAACTACATATTTTTATGCATCACACAAGGAAGATGATAGTAGCACTGGACTTTCCTATGATTCCAGTCAGGATTTAGCAAATGGAACTGGTTTTCAAAATTTAAACGCTTCACTTGGATATGATAATGATCAATGTTTAGGTGGATATTTAAGGATTTTTAATCCATCATCCACTACTTTTGTAAAACATTTTATTGGAGAAACAAATATAAGTTCACATGAAGATTTATCAATAAATTTTTTTATGGCTGGATATTTTAATGATACAGATGATATTACAGCTATCCAATTTAAAATGAGTTCAGGTAACATAGACGCTGGAGATATTTGTTTATATGGAATTAAATAATAAGGAGAAAACATGGCAAGACATCATTTAATCAATGGAATAAAAGTAACCTTTTCGGCTGAAGAAGAAACAGCATGGGATAATGCTGAAACAGCTTATGCCAATGGTGCATACGATAGAGCTATTGCTGATATGAGATCTAGAAGAAATAGATTATTAGCTGATACAGATTACTATGCTTTATCAGATGTAACTATGGCTGATAATATGAAAACATACAGGCAGAATTTAAGGGATTTACCTAGTGGTAAAGATACATTAAGTAAAGTAAATAATGCTACATGGCCAACTAAGCCCTAATGGCCCGTGTTAATTTTAAGAACTTTACACCTAGAGATAAGCCCAGAAAAAGACCAAGACGACATAAAAAGAATTTAAATAAATCAGAAAAAAGAATGAAAAAACGAAAATATAGAGGACAAGGAAGATAATTATGGCAACATATACAGATGCACCTAATAAAACGGTATTACCTGAAGGATCCTATCAACCTACTACAACTGAACAAGATAAAAGTAGAAAAGTTGTAACACTAGTTGATAGTCTTTTAACAGGTTTTCCGTCACAAGCTGGATTACCAGCAGGTACTACTGTTACTCCGCAAACACAACAAGTTCAAACAGGGGAAACTTTGTCTACTGGTGGATTAACAGGGACAGTAGCAGCAGCTACACCAAGTGCCCCTACATCACCAACAGCAAC